CCGTGATGCTGCCGGCGAGCTTGCCGGTGTCGACCAGCCCCAGCGCACGGATCTTCCGCCGCTGCGCCTCGGCTGCCACCTCGCCGCCCGCGGTCAGCATCTGCCGCTTGACGTCCTCGGGGATCTCCGCGATCTCCTGCACCGTCAGCGCGAGCCCGTCGATACCATCCGCCTTAAACTGCGCCATCGTCCTCGTCCTCGGTCAGCGCGTCGAACTCGAACACATAGTGCTGCCCGAACTCGTCCGTCGCCGGCGAAATGGTCGGGAGGGAAAACTCGTCCGTCTCCCCGATGGCAGCCGCCAGCGCCCGGCGCTTGGCGACGGTCGACGCCTTGAGCGGCGCAAGGTAGTGCAGCTGCACCCGCGCGAGCCCGACGTCGGTCCCGTCGTCGCCGGCAAGACCGGCGGTCTGCGTGTAGTCAAACGTGCAGTATTCCTCCGGCGGCGTCTCGCCCGCCTCTGTGACCAGCAGATCCGGCACGCACACCGGCACGATCGGCGTCACGACCGCGATGATTCGCTCATTCAGCGTCATACCTTGCCCTCCTGCGTGATGCGCTCGCACCAGAACTCCATGTACTTTCCCTCATCGCCGTAGGTGTTGACGTAGAGGATGTTGTAGTCGCGCCCGTCGTAGCGGATCAGGAGCCGCCGGTCAAGCAGCTCCGGGTTCGCGCGCGTGAGAAAGCGCACCTTCGCCTCGCCGAACTCGGCGTTTGCCCGGATCAGCTCCGTGCCGCTCGTCTGCGAGAACTGCGCCCAGGTCTCGCGCACGGGCTCCGGCTCGCCGGGTACGTCGTAGCCGTCGGCGTCCTTTGCCGTCGTTTTCCGCAAAAACTGGATGCGCTTCGAGAGCTTTCCTGCGTCGACGTGCATCACGCGCCTCCCTCCGCTCCCTCGCCCGTGCCCGATTCGGGGCACAGGCTCGGTGAGCTTGAGCTGGTTGATGAGGCGCCGAAAGGCGGGATTGTCGCCGAGCGCCCCATCGACCGCCGTGTCGCGCCGGTCGTAGAGGTCGAGCGCGAGGTACTTGACGCATTGCAGATACTGCGCATAGCGCGGCGAGCCGTCCTGCGGCTCGCGCACGCCCGCGCCGGCGAGGTAGGCCGCTGCCGCGCCCACAAAGCCGGGAAGCTCCGCGTCGTTCGCCTCCACGCGGCAGTAAGCGGCAATCTCGCTTAGCCTCTCGCTCAGCATCGCTTAGCCCCCGCTCTTGGGCAGATTCGCGATAACGAAGCCCTTGTCCACGATCAGGTTGCCGCCCACCATGGCGTCGCCCAGGATGGTGACCATGCGCTCCACAGCCTTCACGCTGTCATCCACCCGCACGGTGTAGTCGCCGAACAGGCCCAGCTCGTAGTTGGCGGGATCGCCGTACAGCATGGTCTGGATGGCAGCGCTGCCAGCGGTGGAGGCAGACAGGGCGGTCAGGTCGCTGACGATGGTGTAGGGCACGATGTTGCCGCCGTCCTCGATGGTGCCGATGTTGGGGTTGCCCGTGGCGGGGTTGATCTTGAACACCCGCTGCTTGTCGCTGTTGCGCAGCTTGCCGATGGCCTTCAGATCCGTCTTGTTCAGCAGCAGCCGGGCGTTCTGGCCGATGGCCTCGTCGCTGCCGTAGGAAAAGAACAGGTCATCCAGCAGGTTCTCGTCGATGCTGGTCACGTCCACGCTGGCCGCGATCCCAGCGCCCGCCACGTTCTTGGCGTTCTTGATGCCGAACATATCGGGGGATGCCTGGCCGTCGCCGTTGACGATCAGAGACGCCAGCTTTCGGCGCATGGCACGCATCGCCATGTTGTAGATCTTGGTGTAGTAGTCGGCGGGACTCAGGCGGGAGATATTGCGGTCGACAAACTGGGTTACGTTGAGCTCGTAAGGGCTGATCTTGGCCACGCCAAAGGTGGGGTCGGCGCTGGTAGTGCGGGCCTTGCCGGCGTTGGTGGTCACCTTGCCGCCCTTGGCGTCGATCTCAGAGATCACATAGGGCTCCAGGAAGCTGCCCATGCCGGTCAGGTTCTGCACATAGACCTGATCCACGATGGAGGAGACCACGTTGCCCAGAGGGTCGCGGATGTTGATACCGGCGCCGGTGGGCTCTACCAGAGTGCCGGTGGCCAGAGTGATAGAGTTCATCACGGCCCGGCGGGTCTCGTCGGCGGTGAAGGTCACGGCCTTGCCGGTCATGAGGGCATGGCCGCGCTCCTCAGCCATGTCGCGGGCCTCTGCGCCGGTGGGAGCAGGAGCGGCCATGATCTTGCGGTCCTGCTCGGTGATGAGATCCTGGATGTTCTGGATGCGGCCGTTGAAATCACGGACATCCGCCATGGCGGAATCGTAGTCCGTCTGATTGCCCGCATCCAGAGCCGCCTGCGCGGCTTCCAGACGGGCGGTGCGCTGGGTGGTCAGATCCACCAGATCGCGTCTGAGATTGTTCATGTTTTGCTACCTCCGTTTAAAATCTGATTTTTTCCAGATCCAGGCGGGCCTGTGCCTGCCAGTCTCCGGTATCTGCATCGGGCTCACCGCCCGCTGATGCTGTGGGTGCCGTCTCTGGCGCGGGGTGCTGCTCCGCCATGTATCTGGCCCGCAGCTCCGTGATGTCCGGCATCCCGGCGCATCCCAGTGCACGGATGCCGCTGCCGATGGCATTCATCACGTTCTGTGGGGCAATACTGGCCGTCTCACCGATGATGCCGTCCGCCAGACCGCAGTCCACGGCCTCCTGAGCCGTCAGCCACGTCTCGGCGTTCATCATTCGGCGGAACTCCGCCCGGTCGGCCTTGCCGCCGGCCTTGAGCTCGTAGGCGTTAAGGATGGCCTCCCGGGTGCTGTCCAGCATCTGCACGCTCCGCAGATGATCTCCACGGTCTCCGCTGGTGCGGGTGGACGGCAGATGGATCATCATCTGCGCCACCGGGGAAATCTGCACCTCGTCACAGGCAAGGCACATGTAGCTGGCCGCGCTGGCAGCGAGGCTCTGAACCTCTGCCACCGTATGGATGCCGGAAGATCTCAAAACGCTGTAGATCTCAGATCCGGCAAACACGCTGCCGCCGCCGCTGTTGATTTCCAGCACCAGATCCTCGCCCTCCGGGTTGGACGCCAGCGCGTCCCGCACCGCCCTGGGCGAAAAAGCCGCGAAGCCGAACCACTGGTAGATCTCCACATCGTCATCGGCTGCGACGATGCCGTTAAGTGTTACCCGCATTTGCGTTCCCTCCGTTTCTCTGTTCGCTGAGCCGTGCCCAGTCCTTTAGGGGGACATAGTTCAGGCTCTCCCGGCGCTCATCGCCGCCCTCCACATCCGGGAGATCTTCCAGTGCCCGGATATCGTTGACGGAAAACACGCCGTTGTTCCTCTGGTTGGTGTACCAGGCGCCACGGCTGGCCGTGTCGCCCTTGAGCTCTGCCATCATGTTGATCCGGATCTCCAAACCCTGCCGCAGTTCCGTATTCGTCAGCAGCTTCCATGTCTGCTCCTCGGCGTACTGGTTGACGATGGGATGGAGGGTGCTCACCACATACTCGATGGCGTTCTGCTCGTTGCTGCCGTAGGCCTGCTTGCCCTCTTGCAGCTTGTAAAGTGGCACGCCGAAGTATCTGGCGATATCCCGGATGGTAACCTCCTTGTTTTCCACAAACTGGGCGTCCCTGTTGGTGGCGGCAATGGGGGTGTATTTCAGCCCCAAATCCAGAATGGCCACCCGGTGGCTGTTGTTGGGTCCGGCGTGAACCTTCTCCCACTCGTGCCGCAGCTGATCCTTCCGGGACTGATAGCTGCCGTCCGCGTTCTGGATGTGCTTGCCGTTGACGTCCTCCGCCCAGCCGCCCAGATCACTGTCGGTTTCCAGCACGCCGCTGGGCTGGCCGCCGTTGGCGTAAAACGCCAGATCATAAGCCTGCGCCGCCTGTGCTGCTGCCAGCACCTCGCTGGCCCGCCGCAAAGGTGAAATGCCCGTCAGGCCGTCCCGTGTGGTGGCTTTGTAGTGGCAGATGTCCTCGTTGGGCAGCACCATAGGCGTGCCGGTCACCGGATGGGTTACGGTGTACCACACTCGCCCGGCCTCATCCCGCCATGGCTGCACCAGCCACCAGGGCACCGGGATCAGCTCCCGGATGATCCCCGTCCGGGGGTCCCGGATGATCCAGTCATAGCCGTTACCGCCCTCGTTCCGGCTGTTTTCCAGCACCTTCCGCCGGATGCTGGGCGTCATAGCCTCATTGGGCCGGACGTTCAGCAACCGCAGGAGGTAATGGTCCACGTGCTCCCGGGTCCTGCCGTCCATCACGAAGTTCGGCAGCTTACTGATGGAGTTGCTCAGGATCTCCATGCACCCGTCCACCGCACTCAGTTTCCGGGCGGTGGTCTCGGTCAACTCACCCACGGCCAGCCCGCCAGAGGACATCAGCCCCGTTACCGTCACCGCATTGCTCACGGTGGGCGAGCGTGCGGCCGCCGCGCGCAGGCCCTTGATGATGCTCATGCTTGACCATCACTCCCTTCGTCGTTTGCACTATCGTCAAAGCCGTCGACAACGGCCATTGCGATCATCATGACGCCGCCCACGATCAAGCCGGCGGGCAGGTAAATCATGCCCGCGCCGAGCGTAATGAGCAGCACGCCGAGCAGCAGCGCGGCGTCTCGCAGCTTTTCCACAGTTTCCCCTCCTCACAGCGTGAAGCCCGGACGCGCCATCGCCGCGGCAAGATCGGGCTTCTGATTCCTGGCAACCATCCACACGGCCATCACGATGATGCTCGCGACCGCCGGGTCGATGCGCCCCGTTGATTTATTCTTGAGCGGCTTGATGTTGCCGTTTCCGTCCGCGTGGCAGCGGACGTTGCCGNAGGGCCNGNGGNANCAGGGGTTGTGGNCATGCAGCAGCGTGTGGCGCTGCATCATGTCGTCCGTCTCCTTCATCGCCGGGCTCATGTTCTTGAGGTCCTGCGGGATCTCGATGATCGGCACGATCGGC